AGTTAAAGTTATTCTGACCGGCACAATCGGGACAATAAGCAGAATGGGGAGGCAAACTCAAATCGACTAGATGACCGGGACTAACAACTTCACCGCCGATAATCTGGCCGATAAGGCAGTGACAACCGTCACAGACAACACGATCAAGAATGAGCATGCCTTAACCCTTAGCTTGCAGAGGGACGAGAAGCAGCCGAAGGAAACTTGCGCGCTTGACGAGGGTCAACTTCAACAGTAATCCGCTCATCTTTGATGCCAAGAATTACATCGGCTTCATATTCACCGGCTTCACGTACTTCACTCGGCTGAGTGCAGTAATACGAAAACTTCTGAGGAAATGGAACACCTGGGAGGTGAGCATAACCCTCAGCCATGGTGTAAGGCTTACCCGACTTAGCAGCTACGCCAGTGCGGGAGTTGCCGGTCAAAGTGATTTTGATAGTAAGACCCATTGTATTGCCCTCTTAGTGGCGGATCGGCACGGAGGCCGTCCAGTTGTGCCCGTGCGGGCGGTTCAATAGCCGAAGACGTCACCGAGCCAGGGCGTACCCTTCTCGATGCGATCAACGGACCAGATACGTTCAGGCTTGACGCCATCACACTTGCGTTTTGCAATTTCGGCCAGCGAGTCATCAACAATCTGCTGTAGTGATGAACTAAGGAAATTGGCACGTACTTGCTGCTGAAACTGTTGCTGTCGTCGCTGACCAGCAGTGAGCTGAATGCCCTGAAAACTCACTGTGCGCATTGCAGTAGCTCCGAAAAGTAAACATGAAAACCCTCGAAAATCTCAACGATCAGCAAGATTGAATGCGCTGTTGAAAGCAAAAAACCAAGGATAAACGGCAGCGTCCAGTAGTAGGCAATGAACTTGGCCATACGGAACAAGATCCGAAATTTCATGCGCAAACAGCCCTGTAGAAGATAAAAACAAGGGCGAAGAAAGCAGCGGGAACGGCAATCAAATACTCAGACGGAAACATCACGTACATGAAGTAAGCGGCCTTGAAAAGCTCGACAAAAACGATAAGAAGAACACCATAGGCGATGAGCCAGAGAGCGGTGATAGAAGCATCATGACAGAGGGCGCGGAGGCGCTGATGGAGAGTCATGCGGCCACCTGCAGATGATTAGGGCGCTTGTACCAGTCCGGGATGGCCAAAACATTGGTCTTAGTAATCTCGCGGCACTGACGGACGAAAATAGGAGCGAAACGGCTGGTATCACAGGCGTTACGAATGTTAATACCGATCTTATTCAATCGAGCGGCATTGACATTAGTCTGCGACTTAGTGAAGTCAAACTGATGACCATGCATCCAAAGAATTGCAGCAGAAGCAGTCGAGTTGGCAGCCTGTCGGCTGGAAACAGAGCCTGTTTCAAGAAGCTTTTCAGCGATTGTCATCATATCCATAGCAGTCACCTGTAGTCGTTGATCGACCCGTAAAAACTCATCGTGGAGTTCGGCAAAACGCCTTTCGTCAAATAAACCCCAGTAGCTGAGGTGTTGCCGCTGAAGAAACTCGCTTTTAAGTTCCTGTTCCATGCGAACCACGCCATTTTCGGCGCAGAAATCGCGCACACGCTGGACGTATGCAAATTCGGGAGATTCGTCGCCGTAAAGGCGCTTGATGCGTGGAAGCAAATTGGCATCGAGTTCGAAGGTCTTGTCGTAAGCCTTGCGGTACTGAAGGCGCCCGCCCTTGCCATTGCCCTTCGGAGTCCAACTGACGGTTCGACCGTTGGGATACAGAAAACCGATGGAATGGCCCAAGCGCTGGCTGGAAACGCCGCGAAGATACGCAAGCGCATTACCCTCGCCGACAGCGACGTTTGTAGTTAGATCAATACGCTCGATTTTGGCGCCGTCCGCAAAGAGGTCACCTGCTTTAGCGCCCGACTCACCTTGACGCACGTCAACGCGAGAGCAACGGGTGAAGCCTGGAAGGCCGTATTCACTGAGAATGACGTTGTATACAGCGATGCACTGATCGATCGTTGTAAATCCGAAGAGATTGTCAAGACGGCCTACTCTGCTGGGATTGCCCTCGACGCGAACTTTGCGCCCCTGGACATGAATGGTGATGGAAGTCGAATGGCTGGCCTCATGCTTGAAGCGAGGCTGACGGGTACTCAAAACCTCATCAGTATTGGCGTCGATGGTCAGAGTGAACACGTCACAGACGATCGGTAGATCGAATGTGTGTTCCTGCGAGACCGTAAGCCAATCGATGAACATGAGATCCCCTACACATGTATACAAATAACATTGAAGGCAAATCTACACATGTTGAACTGCACACGTCAATACTTGTCGACGTGCACACATGTATTATTTGAGGAGATTCACAAATGAGCGGTGATGGCATGGCCACAAACGTAAGACTGACGCAGCAAGAGCAAGAGGCGATCAGGAAAAAAGCTATAGAATTCAATAAGTTACTAATAAAACAAGGCCGTCAACCAATGCGCGACAGCGAGCTAGTACATAAAATATTAGAAAAATCAGTACCTTATGCGCAGCTAACCGAAAACGGAGAAGTCACAATCGAGTCCGAGTGAAGCGAAAATTATGGAAGTCCATATGAAAGTGGGGGTGTAACAGCACCCCCCACCCCATCGGCGCCGGTCCAGGCGCAAAGAAATGGCTTCGCCACTCGCCGCTACGCGCCGATCGCAAATGTGCGGGTGGACCGCACGCGGTTGATCAGTCACCACGGAGAGCGAGAAGCGAGTGATCAGTGTGGAGGTGGCCTTTCTCGAGGCCGAGGCACTGACAGGCATCGCAAATAAATTAAGGTAACGCGCTAGATGGCGTTACCGATATTGCCGACAGACGGTCGATTATTGATAACGTTACCGATTGCCTATTATTGGTAACGTTACTATAATTACTCCAACAGCAACGGAGTAGCCATCATGATCGACGCCCTGGACAAGAAGACCCAGACCCTACCCTTCGAGCCGACAAAGCGCGGCCGCGGCAGGCCGAAAACCGGCAAAGCCATGACGCCGGCTGAGAAGCAGCGCGCCTACCGGGAACGGCAGAAAGCAGCCGGTAACGTTACCGAAAACACAGATACGCACAAGACAGGCTCGATAGAGTTACTACGCGAGCGAGCGCTATCGAGGGGGCGAACCTGCGTAGCCCAGGCGAGAATAATCGGCGAGCTGGAGAAACGTATCGCTGAACTGGAAGCGCAATTAGCGAAACGCCCTGCCGTTACCGAAAAGCCAGCACGAGTGAAACGACACCGCGATCAGCCAGCAGCAGAGCTGACAGATGACGACGTGCAAGACGAAGGCGTATGGACGGTACAGTTCAAGCCGAAAGGACGGCGCACGTGGGTCTCATGCGATCCGCAGATCGACTTCGAAGGCATTCCCTGGGGATACAAGGAAACCAGACAGCATGTGCTGGATATGCAGATAGGAACCCAGGGGTCAGTCTGGAGAGCGGTAAGAGACGATGGGATGATCTACGACCCTAAAGCTGCAAAATAGCCCTGCAGGCGGCCTGCAAGGCATCAATACGGGCGTCAAGCTGGGCGCCCTCATCATCGAGCTGGGCAACCCGGTTACGCAATATCCGTAACTCTCCGATGACGTTACCGTAATCATCAAGCACATGGCAGACAGCGTCTACGTCGGATATCCCGTGGACGGCATACAGCCTGGCTTCGGTAACCAGGCGCTGGGGAAGGTCTAGGAGTGGCATCGCATAATGAACGTTACATTCAATCGGGCCCGGAGCTTATCGCATTTTCCGTACCCGAATAAACGTAACGTTGCGGAAATTATGCGAAGCCTCGATTCAGAACGTCACCAGAGGTGACCGGGATTGCCGCCACCGACACGAACAATTTCCCGTGGCTGCTGAGGAGGCGCGACAGTTAACGTACCGTCGGCAAGGCCGCCGGCCCGTTCACCGTCGCTATTCTGCGCGGGCCTATCAGGCTTTGCGTGATCGAATGCACCGTTCTCGACTAAGTCCATGCATGCAGTGAAAGAAACGTCAGCGCGGGTACCCTGCTGAGTGTTACAGCTACAAGCATGATAACGATCATGACGATAGCCGAGTTTCATACGACCGCGCTGAATTTCTCGCTGAACAACAGCACTATCAGAAGAAGCAATACAACTAAGCTTGGGATATGTAACGGGACGAGTAAGATCATCATAAATGGGAGCAGATGAAGGAATATCAGAAATTCGAGGAGTGCGAACAACAGAATAATCAGCTGAGACCTGGGCAACAAAAGACTTAGAAACAGCAGGAAATGGAGGTAACAAATCAAAATCAGAAGAAGGCAACAATTCTTCGGAGAGAGAAGGAATAGCTAAACGGCTCTGATAAAAGCTATAGCCGAAATATGAAATAAGAACGAAACACACAAGAAGAACATAAAGCGCCCTGGGCGGATTGAACTTAAAATGATGCTCCGAACCATCGGCCACAGATTTATAACAACCGAAATAATCTTTATTCAAAAGAATACGTGAGGATTCACCACTAGGAAAACTATCACGTTTTTCAACGTCAAGATTGACCTTTTCAAAAGCCCAACGCTTAATAACCTTGCCTTTATGCCCCCGGACATAGTGTATATGCGAGTTGCACAACTTGCGAAAGTGAGTATCAATTAATGACGGCTGCTGAGTTATACAATGAAGCTCATGGCCCGAGTGACGCATAGTCTCAAGTTTGCTTGCGTATTCTGGAACCGGAACGCCCTGTGCACGCGGGCGATAAAAGCCCTGGGCCTCATCAACAACAATTATTGAGTTCTGAGGTAATTCATACCACTTATGAGGATCATCAAACGAAAGCCACTCAGCCTTTATTGCTTTATGATCGGGATCAAAATCACGAATATTATGATAATAAACCACCCTTCCCTGCTTATCCGCCTGGGCATCAACCTCAGCAATGGTATTGAGTGTTTTGCCGTTACCCTGCAAGCCCGTATGCAAAACAAACATAATTAACCTCCGGCCTTATTAAGCAAAGCTAGACCTGTGATAGTGCCTGTTACTTTATCCATGCCAGATAGCAAAAGCCTAGCCACGACAGCGGCAAGAACAATGTTTATTGCAACATCAATCTTNGCCATGCCGAGAATTTGNGCAACNGATGGAGGAACAGAACTNAACAAGTCTTTTATATANACATCAACGTANTCTATAAGCTTGCCAATACCGACATAGCTTACATAAGCAAAGCCCAGAGAGGCTAAAGCCCTAAAAACTAGACCAGAAACTATAGTGCCGAGAAAAGTTGCAATTACAGGTAATATTGGCATATCAAGAACCCTTCAGTCCGCGAGAAACAAAAATAGCAAAGAATATAGACGCCATCGCAACAATAATAGGAGCTATTGAGGAGGCAAATCTACAAAGAGGCTCCCATTGAATAGAGAATGACCTGCCCATCACAGTAAAAAACTCAGGAGGCGGACAGCTGGAAGGCAGCCAGCGGCCTTTATTCAAAGCGTCTGTAAAAAAATTAGAAACATCAATCTTTTCTTCTTTTAGCTTATAAGCATCACCTGCAAGCTCATCAGAAATGGCTTTTTTAACAGGTGCATCATATTGAAACTGACATGCTTGAGATTTGTTAGAACGAAGTATTGCGCATTGAATTGCATCACCCTCGCAAACAAGAGGCTGGTTACATGCCTCACCACCGACTGAGCTATCACCCTCACCCTCACCCTCACCCTCGCCAGGGCCTGTACCACCGCCGCCGCCAGGGCCTGTACCACCACCTTCACCATCGCCGTCGCCGCCAGGGCCAGTACCGCCGCCATCGCCGCCATCACCACCGCCGGGGTCTGTACCGCCACCGTCGCCACCGCCATCGCCATCGCCAGGAGTAGAATCTTTTACGCAAAATGAACCCGTCCAAGAATAGCCGGAAGGGCAACCAGGGTCATGCGGATCAGAAGGAGGAACATCAGGCGTATCAGGCGGATTTAAAGAATCACCCACAGAACCCAAGTTCGCATCAATGTCATTACAACCGTCGCCGGTTGAACTACCGGTATAGTTACAAAAGCCTGAAGTTGTAGATCCTTTATCAAAATAACAGCTAGAGGCTGTAGAACTAACAGAATATGAGCAGCGACTGTGACAAGCACTGGAAGGCATATCAGTTACTACATAGTTTAAACCACCCGAAGAAATAACAGGTGAACTAGAAGAACTGAAAATAGAAAAATCACCGACCGGGCAATCATCGCGAAGAGGAATCAAGCAGGCGCCATTGATACGGTCTATTTCAGATTGACATTTACCATAACGATTTATTCGATGGCGAGTAACACTCCAGGGAGTAGAAAACTCACATAGAAAAGAGTCTAAATCACCGACAGGGTAAAGGTTTAGCCCCCCAGCGTCTTTAACTCTAGAGTGAAGAAAGATACAAGCGGAGTGAGCATCAGGGAAGACTTCCTTAAAACCGGAAGGCATCCAATAATAATCAGAGGCCATAGAAAAGGAAGAAAAGAAAAAAGAAAAAAGAAAAATATAACGCATTATATTCTCCCGAAAAAAATAAAGCCGAAAGAAATAATAATAATAACAGTAGTCAATAGTTCAATATTCATAATTGATAACTCAAAAAAAAGCCCAGTGAAAACACCGGGCTCATTGAACCGGGAGGCCGTTAAAGGGCGCGGCGGATGTACTTGAATGCAGCGATAGCGATGATGATGGTAAGAACGATACCGGCGACGGTAACACCATCCTCCTTAGCCGATTCGAGTGCGGATTCAACGCCAGCAGGCAGCGCAGCATGAGCCGAAACAGCAGCAGCGGAAGCAGCAGCGCAAACAAAAGAACGCGAGAAAATCTTTTTCATATGAATATTCCTTAAATAGAAAGAGCTTTTTTTATTGCAAGTGCAGCGAAGACAATTACAAAAAGATCAAGAGCATGACCTCTCAAATCTGCAAAGTCTTCACTAGTTAACCCCGTAGGGTTTTCTGAGTCATGAGTGACAAATGACAAATTACCCTCACAAACAGGATTGCCGTGATTGTTTTGCCAGGGAATGTCACACATGACAATAAACATATATCACCCGACAACTGGCAGAAAGTTAAAGTTATTCTGACCGGCACAATCGGGACAATAAGCAGAATGGGGAGGCAAACTCAAATCGACTA